TTTCAAAAAATCAAATAATATGGGGGGGGAATTATTTTGCGGATTTATTATCACCAAGCATGGGATGGTTGGTATGGGATAAGGGACAGCGGGATTTTTCCCTAGCCGATGGCGAGTTGGCATGGACATCTTTTGATAAGGCTTTAAGAATATTCACTTATGCCAGGGCCTCAGCACTACAAGACGGTAAGGAGCATCCCACGCAGAAGGCACTCGCTCTTATGGAGTGGTGCTTAAATCTTAGGGCGAGTAAATCTGATATAATATTTGACCCTTTCCTCGGCTCCGGCACAACCGCCCTAGCCTCCGAGCGTTTAGGCCGTCGCTGGATAGGCATAGAAAAGGAACCGAAGTATTGCGCCATAGCACAAAAGCGAATTGACGCTGAACGGGCGCAAGGCAAACTATGGTAGTTGTAATAGATGTTTTCTTTTAGTATAATTGTGGTAGTGGAAAGGCCGACCATGACCGGCGAATAATTTAGGGCTTCTCGTCATGGGGAAGCCCTGTTGTTTTATGGAGGATAATTAATGGCATGGATTAAATTATATGGCGAAGTTTCAGAAAGCGCAAAGCTGATAGAATTTTCGGAGTCTCTAAAAATATCAGAAGCTACAGCATTAGGTCATTTGGTTTTCCTTTGGATGTTTACGGAACGGAACGCCTGGAGAGATGGAAACTTGGAAAAATGGGGAGCGCGGGGAATTGCGCGGGCGGCTGGCTGGACTGGACAAGCTGAAGATTTTTTAACAGGGGCGCAATCTTCCGGATGGATAGATGGTTGGCAGATTCACGACTGGCGCGAACATCAGGCGGGTATGATTCACGACAGAGAACGGAGAAATCCCCGCGAAATCCCCGCGAAATCCCCGCCTAGAGTAGATAAGATAAGAGTAGATAAGATAAGAGTAGAAACGGATAACGTGCCGCAAGCGGCGGTAACCTTGCCAGATTGTCCGCATCAGGGCATAATAAACATCTACCATGAGGAATTGCCAACCATGCCTAGGGTTGTGGAATGGACACCGGCACGTAGGGCGTTTTTATCGGCTCGGTGGAAAGAAAAGACTGAACGCCAAAATATTGAATGGTGGCGGAAGTTTTTTGCGTATATTGCAAAAAGCGATTTTCTCACTGGCAAGACAAAAAATCCGTTCATGGGTTGTAATTTGGAATGGATTATTCGCCCGTCAAATTTTGTAAAAATAATAGAGGGTAATTATGAAAACGAAAAACGGAGGTCAAACTAATGGCATTTGAAAAAGACGATATGTCCAGCAATCCAGGCGCAAAACAGCGTGAGGAGTGGTTTTCTCGGTGCGTTAATTGCTTTTACGATGGTGACCGGATGGAATATGGACAGAAAATATCCGGCAATAAGACGGCGGGGACACTATTATCATCTCTGCCAGTTATTTTAGACGGAGAGGAAGTCGCCCGCGCCGGATGGTGTATGTTATGCAAAACTTATTACGGGCTTTCTCGCACAGACAAGGGCCGGGAATTGCAATTAAACCCCAGGCAATTATCCGAAATGGTAAAACATGGCGGCGCGACCGTAACAGAATATACACAGGGCGACTACGATTCAGCCAGGCGCAATCTTTTTGCTGAAACGCCCAATGCTCCCAACTGGCAGGAATCCTGCGAGGTGGCATGATTATGGATAAAATCAAACAGGAACGGAGGTGGGAAATGAGCGATAAAATAGAAATAAAGATAGAAAAAATTACCACATACTCGATAGCGATTTACAATGCAGATAATTTGCGCTGTCATCCTGATTGCCAGTATTGCTATAAAGATGACGGGCAATATCAATGTGCTAAGTATAAAATTTGTGTAGATAATGGGGATTTTGAAGATACGAAAGATATGTATGGATTTAAGCGTTGCGATAAATGCCTATCTGAATTTGGAACGGAGCCAACCAATGTTAAATAGCTTAGTCGTATCTTTGGAGACTGCGAAATTTCTAAAGGAAAAGGGGTGGAGTAAGCCGACGGCGTTTGTGCAAGTAAAACATTCTAATAAAATTTATGAGTTACGCGCACATTCAACATCAATGGATACATATAAGGTTCCATATTTACCCGCCCCGACCGCCGAGGAGATTTTGCGGGAGTTGCCGGAAAGCATTAAAATAAAGAGAAAGCCCCTATGGTTATCCATACATAAAGATGCCGATATTGTAGGGTTTTTTTTATCATATCTTTCCGGTGATAATGTTGATATGGTGGTAATGCCGTCTAATAAATCCCTCTCCGAAGCCGCCGCGCAGATGTGGATATGGTGTAAGGAAAATAATTATTTGGAGGGGAAGAAATGAAAATATTAGTAGCCTGCGAGGAGAGCCAAGCGGTTTGTAAAGAGTTTAGAGCGTTAGGACACGAAGCATACTCATGTGATTTATATCCGTGTTCTGGCGGACAAGAGGAACGCGCAAAAGCTAGAAGTAAAACCTTCCCCGGAATTGCAAAGGCAATGGCGGCCCAATGGGGGAATTTATGAAATTATGCGAACACGCCCTAGTATGCTCTGCCTCCGATTGTTGTGGTTATGGCGAACCGCACGAAACGCAAAAGGCGAAAGCTATTTGCGGATATGCGAAAAAATACTTTCGGTCTGGCGAGATAATTCTAGTTGAGGTTAACTACGGTAAAAAAAAGATTGACAATTCTAAATAAATTGCGTAATATTTGGCCTTGAGGTAAAAATATGGCTATGAATTGCAAACAATGCGGTATGCAAACGGAATATCGAGACTACTACGGTAATCCAATCTGTCAACCATGTGCTGAGAAAGCCGGGGCTATTTATTCATCGAAATCCGAACCGAAGAATAACTGGAACAATTACAACAAAATGATTGCTGAACCTTTTGTTCCATCTATAGAGGACGCAATTGAATCTGCATTGGATGAGCTTTGGAACTCTGACGGAGAAAAAGATGTTGACACCGTTCGGGAAATTGGGTAATATTTGGTATGGAGTTAAATTAAACGGAGGTAGTAATGAAACCTGAAACAATAAAGATAGACGGGGTGGAATATGTCGGGAAGGACGCACAAAAGACACCGGAATATTCTGGAAGTCTTAAAATAGTAATACTTCAGCGTGGATGGGTAATGGTAGGAAGATTAGAAAAAAACGGTAACGATTGCAAATTACATAACGCTCACGTCATCAGATGTTGGGGAACAACAAAAGGATTAGGAGAATTAGCCGAAAAAGGGCCTCTACAAAATACCAAACTTGATAAATGTTATGGGATTGTTGAGTTTGATAATTTGACAATCGTTGCAACCGTTTCCATAAAAGAGGAAATATGGAAAACCGTAATATAAATTTTGACGAAAATCAAAATTCCGGCTCCGGCTACGGCTCCAGCTACGGCGACGGCTACGGCTCCGGCTACGGCGACGGCTCCGGCTACGGCTCCGGCTACGGCTACGGCTACGGCTCCGGCTCCGGCTACGGCTCCGGCGACGGCTCCGGCTCCGGCTACGGCTACGGCTCCGGCGACGGCTACGGCTACGGCTCCGGCTACGGCTCCGGCGACGGCTCCGGCTACGGCTCCGGCTACGGCTCCGGCTCCGGCTCCGGCTACGGCTCCGGCTATTAAAAATGTGGCGTAGTCATTCTACGATAAGGCCGGAAGCCCCACGGGATAAACGGCCCGTCCATTTTTTATAGAGGTGATATGGCGAAATTATTAGAGCGTAGTCAATGGGTAAAAAACAGAGCAAGGCGCAAGGGTAAAAAGATTCTAAAGTTTCGATTACGTCAAACGGAAACGGACATAAAAACTTTAGCAACGGAGGATATATGGCAAATGTTGGAAATACGAAGCCAGTTATAAAGATTATCACAAGCAAGACGGCTTGCACGATTGTTAGATTAGGAACTACTTTCGCAAATTGGTGTGACCGTTGCGACTACAAGTGCATAATAGACTGGCCTGACGTAGAATTTCAATACACAAACGACGCTATGCTTTACGCAATAGCGTTAACAAAATCGGAGCAATTCAAAGGGTGCGAGATTGTGATGGAGATAAAGAAATGAAAAAGCTGATACTGTTGTGCGCGGTGGGGTTGATGTGCGGATGTGAGCGCGTAGACCAAGTAAACGGATATCAGAAGGCTAAATCCGAAAATCTTCTCGCGTATGTTAAAGCCTGCACGGATAGAGGCGGTATTATACGTGAATCCATAGCAAAAGGAGTTGCGTGCGAAGAAGTACGGGAGGCCACGAAATGAAAGCGTTTAGAGAGTTGGTGTTGGCATTAAAGGGTCTTAATAGGGAAAGGGAAGGTAATCCGTTCTGCTGTTGCGATTGTGCCATAGACAACCCAAACATGCATGGAGAGCATTCGTCGCACTGTAAATATATCCGCCAATTAATTACATCTTCCGAATCCGAGCTTGCGCGTATGGAGAACGCAATATCTAGCGAGGGCGTTTTTTATGGGAATGAAGATGAGGCCATAAAACTAACGGCTCTATTTTCGACAAGAATGTTAAAAGGCAAGCGCGTCAAAATCATGATTATGGAGGTGGAATAGGATGGAAAAATTGATAGAAGAGTTTCAAAATTTTCTAGCCGGAAGAACTAATCCCGATATGATGAGCCAATCGGAATACCGGGAGTTTCTGAAGGAAATAATCGAAGAGTGCAATCTACGTCTATCCACAATGGGAGAATGACCAGGCCGAATAACGACTGGCGGGATTCATGTGAAAATAAAAATCGGTTTAGTCGGGATTTGGAAGAGGGGAAATCGGCCTATGTCTCATGTAAGAGGGTCGATACTTGCTCAGTTTTTAAAAATGGGAAATGTAATTTAGCCGCAAAAATAATAGACGCAATTAATTGCTCTATAGAAATCGAGGCCGCGATGAAAGAAGAAAAAGAGAAGGCGCAGAGGCTGGCTGATGCGGCACGAGAATTTTGCGGAGAAACAGATATGTGCCTTCACGGTGGAAGGAGCTGTGTTGCAACCGCAATACTCAACATTCAGTCCGCGCTCAAGGAATACGAGGAGGGGAAATGAACAAGGATAGAAATTGGGCCATAACGTGGTTTACGACGTGCTGGATATTGATTATTGCGGTATTTTACGCCGGGGCTAAGATACATCAGCAACAGCGCGAGATTGAAAACCTGACGAATAGTAATACGGTTTTGATTAGCCAATGCGCGAACGCAAGTAAGATTATGGAGTTTAAGGCGGCACATAAATGAACGTCCGCTGCCAACACGCTGACGATTGCCCCTGTGGCCTCTATTGTATACTTGCCAAGGCACATGATACAATAAGACCATTAACGCGCACTTGTGATGATACCAAACGGCGCATTTTATTAATCGAGGTTGAGGAGAAGAAATGAAAAAAATGATAAAAGGTTGGTTCAGTAAATCTATTGAGTTGCCCCCCATAACTTTTACTGTTCCAGAGCAGGAAACGGAAAAAGTATTAATTATGATAGATGAGTTGTATAAATGTGGAGAGGCAAATAACCTGGCAAGGTATCGGCTATGGATATACTTGCAATCTCTTTTCCCGCCAATCAGGGAGGGAAATTGGTCATGGGATATCATTAAATCCAGAAAGATTATTATAACGGAGAATATAGAATAATGCCATTCAAAAATGAATCAGACCGAAAGAAATACGCTAAGATGTATCGGGCGAAATATCATACAGCCGGGTATTATTCTAAGCAGGATAAATTACAGGAGGCTAGGGCGGATAAACTCGCCGCGAAGGTAAAGACATTCGCTGAAATTGTGCGCGACGGAACGGAAGAAGCTACGCTGAATGGGGGCGGGAGATAATGGCGTTTCTGTATCTGGCGGCGGAATATCAAATACGATTAATTGTTAAACCCAAAAAATATAAGAATAGCCGGATGTGGAAAGGTGTAATATGGGGCGCATATAATACAGATACGGGGCTGTTCGCGCCAGGATTAGGCAAGGAGGCTGTAGGCGATATGACTGATACCTGTGGTGTGTATTGGGAAAAATTGAGCGAGAGTGAGATGCCGGGAAAAGAGTATTTTGTTTTGAAATTTAATAAATATCTAAAGGGGAAAAATAATGCGGGTTTTACAGACACCAACGAAAAAGAAACTAAAAGAATTACGAACCCTAGAATGTCCAAAGTGCGAAAAGATGTTGTGCCGGTTTGATAGTAAGTTGCGCGACGATTACCATTACTGCGAGTTTTGCGGGCATGAGTTTATTGTAGACGATATGGCGCATAAAAATGTGAGGTATTAAAATGTTCTATATATCCCAATCCCAAAAAGATGATTGGATGTTTGAACTTGAGCGGAAAAAAGGGAAATACTGCAAATTATGTGGGCGGAAATTGGATATAGAAATAAATTACACAACAAATGAGAAAATTTATACGGATACTTGCATAAAGTGCCTATCTAAAAATACATCAAATATTCCAAGCTCATGGAAAAACTATCAAAAAAAACCACAATACCAGACCGATGAATATGAGGAATTTATGCACAGGCGTAGCTCCCGGTTAATTGATTGGAAGGATTACCGGATAAAAAAGACTATTGCATTAAATAGCAACTGCTACTATAATATATTTGCGGCACAGTGGGCGTTCTCAATTATCCAATAGACGCGACTTGTAGCCGCAACAATTTAACAGTCCGCCATAAGCCTCTTAACAATGCTCAAATCTTGGCGGCATAAATTTGGTGTCGAGGCAAATACGCATGACGCACCCGCCAGCCATTACGAGAGGCACTAGATGCCCAAATGTAATAGAGGCCCAGAGAACCAAGAGTTCCAAGAGGCCCGCGCTGGCGGAAAATTTAATATGAATAAACTAACACCACGGCAAGAGCGATTCTGTCAGGAATATATTAAAGACCTGAACGGTAAACAGGCTGCTATCCGCGCCGGATACACAGCAAAAAGCGCAGAGGTAACGGCATCAAAAATGCTAAGCATTGCAAAGGTTTCTGCTAGAGTGGTTGAACTTACCGCGCCCGCTGCTAAAGCCGCAGGACTTACCAAAGAATATGTATTGGAAGGATTGAAAGAAGTTGCGGAGCGTTGTCGCCAAGGTGTGCCGGTGATGATTAAAGATGAAAATGGGAAAATGATTCAGTCCGGGGAATGGAAATTTGATAGTGCTGGCGCAAACCGTGCGCTTGAATTGCTGGGCAAGCACCTTGCGATATTTACCGATAAGGTTGAGCATAGCGGCGGTCTTACCCTTGAGCAGCTTGTCGCGGGGTCTATGAAGCCGGAAGATAAACAATGAACATGGCGCGATGTTTCAAATGCGGCTTAAAGATACCGGGACGTTGGAAAAATGGCGTTCCTAAATCATGTCCTGTTTGTGGATTCAATGGCTCTGCGGAAATGGCAAAGCAAGCGGTTAAGGCTAAACTGGAAAAGATAAAGAATGACCCCAGCCGAGAATAATATAAAACAGTGGCGATTGAATCCCGCGCAATTCGTGCAGGAGCAATTTCAAACCGAGCCAGATAGATGGCAGTTGTCCGCCCTAGAATCCTTCGCGCAACAAGATAATGTTAAGCTACGACTTGCCCTCAAAGCCTGTGCTGGCCCAGGCAAGACCGCAGTATTGGCATGGATAGGTTGGAATTTCTTACTCTGCTATGGCGGCGTAGGTCAACACCCAAAAGGTGCTTGCGTTTCAATAACCAAAGACAATTTAATGGACAACCTGTGGCCCGAATTCTCTAAGTGGCAACAGCGCAGTCCGATATTGCTTGAAGCCTTTACGTGGACAGGCTCGCGTATATTCGCAAAAGACCATCCCGAAACATGGTTTATGTCGGCGCGTAGTTGGCCTAAGACCGCGAATGAAGACGAGCAGGGGCGCACGTTGTCCGGCTTACATAGCGAATACGTGCTATATCTCATAGACGAATCTGGCGATATTCCTCTGCCGGTGCTTAAAAGCGCAGAGCAAGGACTATCTAATTGCAAATTTGGGCGCATAATCCAGGCGGGGAATCCTACGAGTATGAGTGGAATGTTATATGCGGCAGGAACAGCCCTAGCCGACAAATGGCAGACCATTACAATCACTGGCGACCCGGACGATGTAAACCGTTCGCCGCGTATCGACAAAGATTGGGCGATTGAGCAGATAAAAACTTATGGGCGCGATGACCCGTGGGTAATGGCTTATATCTTAGGCAAGTTCCCGCCACAGGCAATCAATGCGCTTATCGGCCCGGAAGAAATAGACGCGGCAATGAGACGGATTATAACCGAGCATGATATATCATTCGCTGAAAAGCGTATAGGCGTTGACTGTGCGCGATTTGGCGATGACCGCACCGTAATTGCACGTAGGCAAGGCATAGCGGCATTTCCTGCCATATCAATACGCAATGCCCGGAGTGAGGATATAGCGGCCCGCGTTGGCAACGTGGACAATGATTGGGGCGGTAGTGATATGATATTCATTGACGCGACCGGCGGCTATGGCGCGGGGCCGGAGGATGCGCTTAGACTGGCGGGCTATAGGACAGTCCCTGTCAATTTTTCAAGTCCTGCTACTAATCCCAAGTATTTCAATAAGCGCAGTGAAATGCTTTGCGAGTTTGCGGAATGGGTTAAGCGGGGCGGTGGGTTGCCTAATTCCCCGCAACTGAAAAAAGAATTATCAGCGCATACGTATTTCTTTGCAAACGGGAAAATCCGAGTAACGGAAAAAGATGCTATCAAGAAGCTGATAAAATGCTCACCAGATGAGGTTGACGCTTATGCGCTTACTTTTGCAATGCCGGACAAGCCGAGAGGTAATGCAGATTTGGGTAGAAATTCCAAGAGGGGCAAACCGGAGATGTCTCACGGCGAATATAACCCTTTAGATGGCATAGAAGAAAAACCCTTGCAAAGCGATAGCAAGTCGCTATACTATTAATTGGAGCGTGAAATTATGGGTGGAGCAGAGTTTTTTGACCCGATAGGAATAACGAATTCAGTTTCAAGTTGGTGGAATCATGCTACCGCCGCGCCTAGCAATCCGCTTGAGGGACAACTTAAAGCCCAGGCTGAGCAATCCGCCGCGTTGCAAAAACAAATATTATCGCAACCAAAACAAGTTGCCTCCGATAATTTCCTTTCCACGAAAAACGCACAGATGAATAAACTCAGAATGGGCCTAGGCTCGACTATTACTGGTGCAGGACTATCTACTCCGACGCTGCTTGGCGGTAGCGGCGGTAAAACAAAGTTGGGCGCATAGTGCCGATAGAAGAAATTATAAACTCTGCGGCATTTCAGTTAGTAATGCAATCCGTAGGAAAGTTGATAGGCTGGGGAAGTATAACCATAAATTTTCAAGGCGGAAAAATTACGACTAAAAGCATAAATATTGTAGTGAAGTAAACTCGGCGAGTCGGACAACGATAGCCACCTTTCAAGATTAAATAAATCTTGGGGTGGTTTTTTTATTGAGGAAAAATGATAGTTACAAACGAAACCCCAAATTCGAGATATAATAATGCCCGCGTTGGAGCACCTAAAGACGATATACCTTTGGCCCCCGATATGGATTTGGGGCCGCTTATCCAGCGGTGGAAACTGATGAGGCTGGAAGCAATGAGCAAATGGTATCGTCAATGGCGCGACCTTTCCCGCTTTATAAATCCCTCACGTGGATTCTTTGAAGGGATGATGCCCAATTACAATCAGCAATTTGATTACATTGCGAACATGGATGCTTCACCGGCGCAGAACGCCCGTATCCTTGCGGCTGGCATGACCTCTGGGCTGACTTCTCCCTCCCGGCCTTGGTTCCGCCTTGCCTTAGAAAACGAAGCCTTTAGCGATGACGGCAACGTCAAGATGTGGCTTGAAATTGTCGAGAAGGTTATTTATGGCATTTTCGCCAAGTCAAATATCTATGAGGCATTCCAGCATACCTATGAAGAATTGGGCGAATTCGGCACGGGCGCATTTGGAATATTTGAGGATTACAATAGCGTCATTCGCGCCCGGTCTTATACGATAGGCGAATACTATTTAAGCATTGATGCTGCCGGTAGGGTGAATGGCTTTGCTCGTCAATACTGGATGACTGCCGCGCAGATTGTAGAGGAGTTCGGCTGGAAGAATTGTAGCGCGAATATCCAAAATGCCTATACCGCCAGTATCCGCGACCAATATTTTCTCGTCTATGAATTGATAGAAAAGAATGACGCGGTTATCGAAGGCATGGCTAATTTCAAGGGCAAGAAATTCCGCTCTGCTAAATGGGAAGCGACCGCACCGCAGAACAAAGCATTAAAGATATCCGGCTATAACGAATTCCCGATTATGGCTCCGAGATGGGAAACCACAACGACCGCCGATATTTACGGACGCGGGCCCGGTTGGTATGCGCTAGGCGATATTAAGTCCATGTATCGCATGAAAAAAGATTTATTCCTGACAACCAATAAGATAGCCGACCCGCCGATGGAAGCTGGCCCCGGTATGGAAACGATTAATACATTGCCTGGCGGCCTATCCCGGCGCGGTGCTGGCTTAGATAGCGGATTGCGCCCGGCATGGCAACCGTCCGGCGACCCCGTATCTCCTTTACGTCTTTTGATTCAGGAAATGAAACAGTCTATTGCCAGCAACTTCTACGCCGATTTATTCATGATGATGATTAATTCACCCGATGGCGATAAGACGGCGAGAGAGATTGTAGAGCGTCATGATGAGAAAATGCTTATGCTCGGCCCGGTGCTTTCCCGTGTTGAGCAGGATATGCTTGGCCCCGCTATAACCCGAACCTTTGAGATAGCATTTCGGGCAAAACTTATACCTCCGCCTCCGCCAGAGATACAAGGCCAGCCGATTAAAATTGAGTATATCAGCATTTTGGCCCAAGCGCAGAAGATGCTGGGCGCGTCGATAATAGAGGGTGAGATGGCCTTTGTCAGTAATCTTATGCAAGCGTTCCCGCAGATGGCGGATGTTTTAGACGCTGACGAAGCCCTGCGCGAACACGCTGAGATAAACGGCGCACCCCGCCGAATTATACGACCGCCGGAGATTGTCGCGCAGATACGCCAGCAACGCGCACAAGCGCAACAGGCTCAGGCACAGCAGGAGCAAATGGCACAGGCCGCGCAGACTGCTCAAACGCTTTCAAAAACGCAGGTAGGCGACCGTTCGGCCTTAGACCATATCGCAGGAACCGAACCTTCAGCAGATGGAGTTCAGCAATGAACGAAAAAGATAGCGCAATCAATATAGACGAAGCCACTAAGTTGGCTATGACGGCTAATGCTCAATGGGAAAAGGATATCGGTAAAGATTTTATTGATTTGGCGAAGGATAAGCAAGTCAAAGAACGCGAGCATATTCTAGCCAAGCACCGCAATGATTTACAGCAGACTTTGAAGTCGCCGGAAGGTAGGCGCACAATCTGGCGCATTTTGGAAATGTGCGGGCCATATCGTCTTTCATTTGACGCGACAAGCGCACGTTCTACAGATTACAACGAAGGCCAGCGCAGCATAGGAATAGCTATCCTAGAAATGCTGATGGACGCTGACGACATGGTTTATACTCGGATGATGAATGAAGCTAAGTCCGATATTAAAACTGCGGCAGAGCGCAGAAAAAAAGAGATGGAGGATATGCAAAATGGCAGATGAACCCAAGGCAGTTATACCCGCAGTAGCCCCGGCTATTCCGGCAGTTTCAATCCCGTCATCCCCTGCGGCAAGCCCCGCGCCAGTAGCGGTAGAACCCGCTAAACCGGCGGAAGGCGCACCGGCGGCAACACCTCCGGCAGATAAACCAGATGAATCAACACTTTTGGGCGGTAAACCCAAAGACGCAAAATCAGTAGAAGGCGCACCTCAAGCCGCGCCTGAAAAGTATACCGACTTCACCCTGCCGGATGGCTCAGTCCTTGATAAAGGGATACAGGAAAAAATATCGCCTTTATTCAAAGAAATGGGCATCTCGCAGGAGAACGGACAGAAGTTGGTTGCATTACAGGCAGAGCAAGCCAAGGCACAATATGATGCGGCGGTATCCGAACGTAATCAGGAATTAGCTAAATGGCGCGAAGAAAATAAAACATTCTTAGGCGCAGAATCGGAGAAACTAATATCAGTTGCGGCGAAGGCTCTAGATAGATTTGGAAGTCCTGAGTTGCGCTCCTTCCTGAATCAGACCGGGCTGGGAGATAATCCTCATCTTGTGAAATTCGTTGTTGCCATTGGCAAAGCGATAATCGAAGACCAGCCCCCGACGGGTGAGAAAAGCGGAAGCGGCACAGATAATATACTGGCTACTCGCTACCCGTCCATGAATAAGTAAGGAGATGCTATTATGGCAGCTATAGGAAATAGTTATTTGACCCTCCTAGACTTTGCGAAACTGACCGACCCGTCGGGCAATCTCGCTTTAGTTGTGGAGCAGATGAACCGCGTTACTTCCATACTGGAAGACGCTTACATGATTGAAGGTAATCTGGACAAGGGCCATGAAACCACCCTTAGAACCGGACTGCCTACTCCGTCATGGAGAATCATAAACCAAGGTACGATACGCAGTAAATCGTCATCTAAAAAGATGGCGGTTGCTTCTGCTACGCTTGAAGCCGTCTCGGCGGTTGATTCTCTGCTTGTGGATAGCCAGAAAAACGGACAAGCGATTCGTATGTCGGAAGCCTCCCCGTTCCTGATGTCCATGGGTCTTACCCTTGCCAACCAGTGCATTTATGGCGATGTCCGCCGGAATCCCGACCGATTCACCGGACTTGCGGCCTATTACGCCCAGCTCAATGCCGCGTATCAGGCGAACCCGGACGCGCTTGTCAATCCTTCGCTGACCCTGCCGGATTCGGGCCGCAATGTGTTTGACTGCTCGGAAGGCGGAAAATACGGAACTCCCGGCAATGGCACGAATACTTCCATGTGGCTGACCGTTTGGGGGCCGAACTCGTCCCATCTGTTCTTCCCTAAAGGCGCGAAAGCCGGTATCGTGCAAGAAGATATGGGCAAGGTTCCCTTGGACGACGGTCGTGGTATTGGCGCAATTATGTTCCAGTATGTTGAACTTTTCCGCGCCTCCATGGGCCTTTGCGTCCGCGATTGGCGGCAGAACGTGCGTCTTGCCAACATTGACACGACCGCGCTCATGACTGCCGGTGGCGACCAGGATAATTGCGCCCAGCTTGTCAGCCAGGCCATCAATGCCATGAACTTTGTCCATGACATCAATGACGGTAAGGCTGTCTGGTATTGCAATCGCCTCGTTAAAACCGCGCTCGAAAAGAAAGCGACGTATCAGCATAACGCGGTGCTTAACTCGGCAATCGAAGATGGTGTGCTTGTTACCCGCCTTATGGGTATACCGATACACCGTTGCGATGCGCTTATGAATACCGAAGCGGCGGTGAGCTAACCATGGCTCTCTATCATTCCGGTTTCGTTACTGGCGGGCAGTTTGGTCATAACGGAATACATGGATATCTTGGTGCGCATTTCCGTGGATGGGGGACGGCGACGGTTATAAGTGGACAGACCACAATCGCTGTTGCCGATACGGATATTGCGGCTACGGATATCATCATTGCTTCCGTTGCAACCAAAGGCACTAATGCCTGCTATGTCGCTGGCTATACAATAGTCGCGGCGACATCGTTCACCTTTACGGTGAACACAGACCCTGGCTCAGGTGGTGCGGTAATAGCTTACTACATCATCAGGCCGTAATAGGAGAAATTCAAATGCAGAGAGATAAAGGCTTAATATTCAGCAGCGTATCGGCGGGCGATTTAGGGACGGCTTTCACTAGCGCAACCGACTTCCCGTCTACCAATTACATAGACCAGGGTGTCTATGGCAGTTCCAACTACAACCCCGTATCGGGTGCAGGTGTCGGCAAAAACGCGCTTTGGTTTGTTGCGCGTGTTAATACTGCCTGCACTTCGTCTGGTAATACCTCTACGTTGCAGGCCGTGTTGCAGGAATCGTCCGATACCACGACTGGAAGCGACGGGACTTGGACTGACCTTGTAGCTGGCCCGGTGTATATGTCGTCTGGCGGCACTGCTACCGGTTCAATGGCTGGCACGCTTATCGCCAGTCTGGTAATTGCGAAATTCCGTATGCCTAAATGCTCAAAGCAGTTTTTGAGATGTTGCTGGCGGGCCGGAGTTGGCGCGTTCACGGGCGGAAAGGTTGAGGCGTTCCTTGTGCCGGAAGTGGACTTGCAGGATTATTCCGACCAGGTTACCACGACCGTTACCGCACAACCGACCGGCGCGTTTGACCAGACCCAGACTGCGGCTGTTAGTCAGGTGTTGAGCTAAGAGGTGTAGGTTTCTATAATATAATCTCCCTAGCCTCTGAAATATGGGGCTAGGGGAATTATAAAAAAGGAGATAACAAATGGGATTCACAAAAGAGCAGAGGGCGGCGAAGGCCGCAGCGGTTGCCGGAACAACTCCGGAGAATACTGAAACGGAACCAATCACAGAAAAATCAAGTGTTTGCGAAATGCCTACGGACTGTCTTTTCAAAACCAAAATAGAGGTTTACGTCGAGAATGTGCAGATACCCGGCGATTCAAAAATAAAGCTTTCACCTGCCGCGTCATGGCGACAGCGCAAGAATAGGAATCTTATATTGCTTGAAGGGAAATCAGGGCAGGGTCTTTCCGTAGCGGAGGTAAACGCTTTGGAAGAAAAAGACCTTGAAATAATCGAAGAAGGAGCTACTCCAAAACGTGCGCCGATAACATCGGCTGGGAAATTATAAACTTATGAAAAAACTACTGACGGGAATCCTTGCAGTATGCGCATTTACGGTATGCGCTTATGCCGATTATCTTACCAAAACCAGCATAGGCTCGTATGTAGGTTTGTTAGCCAATGAGACCGGGCTTACCTACAGCAACACATACGTCCTTGACTTGTCCGTATATAATGCTGCGAGGGTTTCCGCTCAGGTAGATTATACTTCTGCGACGTTTGCCGCTTCGACGTTTACGGACGGCTCGAAAAGCACTGGTAGCGTTACCGTTGTGTCAACGACTGGATTGTCTGGCGTGATACTTAAAATAAACCAGATACCGATAGTCGCTGGGACGGACTATGTTATTGACGTGCCAACACAAACAGCAACCAATCTGGCGGCCTTGATAAATTCAATGCCGGATTTGAGTGCGTTCATAACTGCTCATGCAGATAGTTCGGTTGTAACTTCTACATCGGTGTCGGTTGGCGGGAATTATCCGATGACGACTTCCGATGCAACAAAGCTCTCGGTATCCCATGCAAATATGACGGGTGGAGTATCGGCGGGGTATAATGCGGCTGATGATAGAATAATAATCCCGGCCCACGGTTTCCCGCTCGGATTAGCTGTGGCATATAGCACGGGTTCAGCATCAGGCACAATCGGAGGGCTTACGGCTGGAACCGTGTATTACGTTATTCCTGTTGACGTTAATACGATTAGGCTTTCGACGACATCTGCCCGTGCGATTGCCGGATTATACATAAATCTTACCGGACAAAATGCAAGCACGACCGCATACACATATACGCTTACGCCTTCCGCAATATCAGGAACACCTGGTTTTTACTGGCAGGTATCCAATGACGGCGTTGATTATTCAAGCTTCATAAGTGGGTCAAGCGAAACAATCAGTGGCTATACCGCACCGTATGCGACGGCGTTCTATGATTTCTCGAATGTCAACTATCGCTATCTTAGGCTCAATGTTGCGGGGCCGACGACTGGCGGAATATTACTTAAAGCTACCGTAAACGTGAAGGAATAGTAGAATAAATTATGAAAAAAATATTGATTGCTTTGATGTTGGGAATACCGATGTTGTCGGTAGCTGGCGAGGGCGTTTCATATTATACCACGAATCGCGGCGGTGGTGGCTATCTTATGAATTCCTACGGCTCGTATTATGGCTGGATGGGAAATAAAGTTGCTGGCTCGGATACGTGGTGTCTTGGATATTCGGCTGATATGTTCGGTTCTACTGGCACTTGCGTATTAACGTGGACGACCGCAGGTATTTCAGGAACATTAACTGGTAATGCGGCTACAGCGTCCTCATTGGCGACCGCAGGAAGTTCCGCCGCGTCCGGGTATCTATGCCGCGGTATAGACGCTTCGGGTAATTGCCTATCTGCTATTGTGGATTCTGCCGCCGTGTCCAGCTCTACCAGTCCGGTTCAATCCGGTGGGATGTATACCGCGCTTGCTGGCAAACTACCTATTGACGGTTCATCCGCAATGACTGGTGGATTTCGCCCTTATCCCAGGACTACGGCACAGTTGGCGGTATCAACTCCGTCAGTGGTAGGACAACAGGTTTTCAATACAGACATTAAAGCCTATTGTCAGGGTAACGGGACTACAAATGCTGGTGATTGGAAACTAGTATCGTCAACTAATACCGCTTGTCAATAGGGGGCTTTTATGGACGCGGGCAATACCAAAATCAGCATAATTAATAAAAGTTTAAGCCATATCAAGGTTCAAACCATAACTGCGCTTACCGACCAGAGCGAGCCTGCGCGAAAGGCTAACCTGTTCTACGACTGTGCGCGTAAATCGCTACTGCGCGAATGTGATTGGCAATGGGCTAGGGTTAAGAAGCAATTAAATCTGATAGGCAGTATTGAAGACGCTATCGCTTACCCCACTGATATAAGTAAGCAAGATATAATCCGGCCTTGGATATATACATACGGCTATCCGGCAGAATGCGTTCGGTTGCATAAATTATTTAATCCCGAAATGCCCGGCATATCAATACCGTTCTATCTTCCGCATAGCAATGATGGAAGCGATCTCGACAATGTAACCAAATACGAAATAGGACGCTCACCGATAACCAATATAATCGCAATCGGCGTAAATATGCAGAATGCTTGGGCTGAATTTACATATAACATCACTGACGAAAGCCAGTTTGATGATATGTTTCAGGACGCGCTCGCTTGGGTTTTGGCGGCTGAACTGGCAATGCCGCTATGTTGCGATAAAGAACTGGCGCAAATGGTGGACGCTCGGGCAAAGGAATCCGTATCGGAAGCTAAGCGTAAGAATGGCGGAGAGGCCCCGGAATTTCTACCGCGTGTCTGCGATTATGAACGTGCCCGAACAATCGGCGGATATGGTGTAAATTATCCCTGGGGAGATGACCGCTAATGCCGCAAGAACCGCAGTGGCCTGTCCATGAGATAAAGGCTAGTTTTGCTGGTGGAGAATTCACGCCTGCACTAGCGGCTCGCGTGGATATAGCCAAATACTCAACTGGCCTTAAAACTGCGCGTAATGTCAATATTATGCCACAGGGGGGCGTCAGGAACAGGCCCGGAACTTACTTTGTGGCGGCGGCGGGAGATTCGGCTCATGCGGTTAGAATTATTCCGTTCGTATATGCAACCGGTGATGCCTATATCTTAGAGTTTGGGCAGTATTATATCCGTATGTTTAAGGATGGCGAAAGGGTTATAGTTGACCCGGCTGACGTGGACAATTTTGACCCGACCGAAACATATCCGCGTAATTCCATTGTCAAAGTTGGTAGCTATGTCGCTATTTATTGGAACGGTGTTTCGGAGAAATATTTGACCGCCTATGCGCCGTATGGAACGGACATAACGGACTACGCGGCGGATGTTGATGTTTCTGGCGGCGCAGATTGTGCGGTTACTGTAACATCTGGCAATAAATATTTACATTTTAGGATAGGTTCAACTGCCGCTAATAACTCGGCGGCTAATTTCCAAACCAAACTACGCGCCCTCGGAGGCACTTTTGCTAATTGGTTTGTAGTTGAAAATTCGCTATATGCTGCTGCTAGACCTACAACTATAACCGCAGGGTTCACAACCTTTTATGAAAATAATACGCTTTGGGTAAATGGTGTAAATGTTATAACCGGAACATCCGGGGTAAGTATTTTTCCGTTAAAAATGACTTTTGCGGAATCCTTATCTTGGCAGGCATGGTCTGACCAGATTACTACGACATATACCGGTGCGGAATTAAAAGATTTGAAGGTTACGCAGTCGGCGGATTATCTATATATCTGCCATCCCGACCATGCGCCAGCACAGTTTATTAGATTGGCTAATATGGTGTGGACAATAGAGCCATTCCCTTACGTCAACGGCCCGTTCATGTTGCAAAATACTGATTCAACAAAAACACTATCGTCCAATAGCATGACACCAGGCTCCATTACCCAGACAATAAGCCAAGTTGTAGCACGTCCCGACTGGCTTATGACAGGATATAACGGCATTGATTTAGTTACCGCTTCGGCCCATGGATTGTCAACGGGGAATATCGTTACAGTATCATCTTTGGATGGAGCGTTGGCGGCTACATTGAATGGGAATAGTTATACAATTACTGTGGTTAATTCCACGCGGTTTAGTTTGGGTATTAGCCATTCCACATTCTCGACATATACTCCGGGGGCTGGAACAATATCAACCGATGGCCCGGTAACCATAACGGCTAATTTCGATATTTTCGACGCCTCCCATGTTGGAGCCTTGTTCCAATTAGTCGAAACATTACCGGCGCAATCAATATCGGAGGCTCCTGCCTCTACCGTAGCCACATCTTCAATCCAGTGCGGTCATACTTGGCGTATTATCACAAATGGAAATAGCTGGACGGGCGTAATAAAAATATATGCCTCTGTTGATGGCGGCACTACATGGAATCTGCTTAGAACTTTACAGGGGAATGCGGGTGCAGGATATGCGGAAAATTTTGATACTTCAGGAGATACTGGATATTCACAATGCTTAATACGAGCTATAGGGACATATTCGGCATCAACGGCAACTATAACCCTTTCATCTGACACATTTGATTGGGTGGGAATTATTAAGATTGATACCGTGTCTAGCCCAACAAGCGCAACAGCAACTATATTGACGCAAAATAATGTAGGAATAGGACTTGCCAGCACAAATGCTACATATCAATGGGCCGAGGGCTCATGGTCTAATTATCGCGGATGGCCTACGGTTTGCACGTTCTTTCAGGATAGACTTGCTTTCGCGTCAACGGTATCTGAACCGCAGACTGTCTGGTTTAGTCAGACCGGAGACTATTCAAATTTTGGCGTGAGTTACCCTATAATTGACAGCGACGCTCTTAGTATTTTATTGCCGTCTCGCACGGTCAATATTGTGAAAAACATGTCATCACTATCTGCAATGGTGGTGCTTACGTCTGATTCGGATTTCAGTATAGACACGGGACAAAGCGGCACATTATCCCCGACCTCGGTGTCCGTTATCTGCCATGGACACCGAGGGGCCTCGGAAGTTACCCCAGCGGTTGTCGGTAATGAGTTGATTCTTGTGCAGCAGATGGGAACGATTATCCGAAACCTAATTTATCAATTCGCGGTAAGCGGATATATGGGCGACAATATTAGTGTCGTTTCTCAACACTTATTCACGGGCTATCAGATTGTTGAAATGGCATATCAGCAGGAACCAGATAGCATAGTTTGGGCGGTTCGTAATGACGGAACTTTGCTTTCACTAACCTATATGCGCGAACAGGAAGTAATCGCCTGGACGCACCACGACACGCAAGGAACATTTGAAAGCGTCGCCTCTATTCCAAATAGCACTCTTGGTATAAATGAAATATGGTTTGTCGTAAATAGAACCGTGGGCGGAAATACAGTGCGATATATCGAACGTCTTGCGCCCCGAGATATGGGAATGGACGCGGAAGATTACATGATGCTGGATTCAGCCGTTACGCAGGATAACGGTTCATCTCCGAGCGTTACCGTTACTGGATTGTCGCATTTGAATGGTAAAACTGTAAATGCTCTAGCAGATGGTAATGTCGTAATTGGCCTTACGGTGGCGAATGGTAGCGTAACCTTGCCCGTAGCGGCCTCTTTAGTTCATGTCGGACTATCTTATATCTCCGATGTTGAAACCCTACGTATTGAATCGCCAGATACGGCGGGAACATTGCAGGGCCGAAGGGTTGCAATCCCCCGCGTTACCTTGCGCTTTTGGAATTCTCGTGGTGGACATATCGGGATAACCAATCAGAATACGTCCATAGCCTCAACCGGGACAACTGGCCTTGATGAAATTATCCAGCGCGAACCTGGCGAGCGTTACGATGCGGCAATCCCGCTCAAAACACAGGATTATTTATTTGTCCCTAATGGCGGATACGACTTTGGCACGAGCGTATTTTATCGGCAGACCGACCCGTTGCCGTTCTGTTTGCTTGCCATAATCCCTCAAATTGTTAGAGGTGAGAATTAATGAAAATCACGATTGAGAAAACAAAACTCGACGATATAAAAAAGGTTGCGGCGGCATTGCGAGATGAGGATTTTTGCGAGGCGATGGCGCAACATGGCGACGCAATGATGGCACTTTCTGTATCAGCCGAAAAATCGGACGTGTGTTGCACTCTGTTTGTTGATAATATTCCTTGCGCTATTTATGGCAGAGTTGCCGCCAGTATTTTAGGAGATTCGGCTAATATCTGGTTGCTTGGAACACCGGAACTTAATAAAATAAAAAAGAGCTTTATGCGTATTAGTAAACATGTTATTAATGATTGGTTGAAAGAATATCCGGTTTTGTGGGCGCAGGTTGACGGCAGATATGGCAAAACACATCGCTGGCTTAAATGGCTAGGATTTCAGAAGTTCCCAGGATATGAATTGCATGGCGTTGAGTTTAATAATTTTATGATTAGGAGGGCTTAATATGGGCGCGGCGGCGGCAATGGGAGCAATGGGTGCAGGTGGAGCAGTATCAGCATACGGCGCGATATCTGGCGGCAATGCTTCAAATGATTACTATAAATATTTGTCTGGCATATCAGCACAAAACGCGGAACTTGCCAAAGCCTCCGGCGAAATGGAGACTTACAATCTTGGAACTCAAGAAGAACAGGGTGTTAAAAATATTTGGAATAAGGAACGCGGAACTGTCGGGGCGCAGACGACAGCACTTGCCGCAGGTGGCGCGGGCGTAGGCTCAAAGACCGCAGAGCAATTGGTCAGCAATACCGCGAATATGGCAAATATGGACGAAATGGCACTCCGGTATAACGCAGATTTGAAGATGAAAAATGCACGTCTTGGCGCACAAAATCAGGCACTTAATTATGAATCGCAAGCCGCCGGATATAATGCGGCAGGTTCTAATGCGCAACACGCCGCAATGCTTAGCGCAATGGGTTCTATTCTTGGCGGTGCTGGACAAGTATCGGCAATGGGAATAAATAATTCCGGTGTTTCCCCCAGAGGTTCTAGTTATGGAGGATATTAATGAACGTCCCAATGTATGAACCCTCTGTAGGAATTGAAGCCCCGCAAGTCCCCGATTTACGTATACAGCCAGTTACTTCTGCGGCAAGTGGTGAAGATGTCGCGCAGTCTATGCGGGGTCTAGGTCAGCATATTGAGCAAGGTGCTGGACAAATTGCAGAACATTTAATCCAACAGGAAAAATTACGGGCACGGGAAGATGCCTCCAATGCCTCCGCTAACTTCGCTCAGGGGATTCAAAATCTCCATGCCAATCTCGTAACCAATACCGGAGTAAATGCGGATTGGATTTTACATGGCAAACCCGTTCCGCTTCCACAAGGAATGACCAAACTGGATATGCCAGTATCTGCCCCGATACCTAAAGTAGACCCTAACAGCTATGAAGGGAAAGCTTCGGCATTAATGGCTGATGCGCTGAACGGATTAACCCCTCGCGCCGCGCAAATAGCGCAAGCATCCATGAATCGGATTTATGATAGTGGCAGGGAAATGATTATCAGCCACCAGTTGCAACAGAAACAAATAGCAGAAAAACAAGCCGATGCGGCATCAATGGTAAATAATGCCCAAATTTACGCGGTTACTCTGAACGGAAGTGCTACCGCGACGGGAGAGGCAAAGACTAATCTTGCCAACAATGCGGAAGCTACATACCAAGAACAGATGAAAGCCATTGCCGAGCAAGGCTCGGAACGTGGCGAATTACAGCCCGTCATTGATAAGAATAAGCGCGACTTTGCGGATTATGTGGCAAAAACAGTTTCCGAGAGTGGAAATGTTGTGGCGGTTAAGAACCTACTCTCGGCGCATAAAGCTGATTTTTCAGAGGAAGGTAAGGCATTGCTTAATGGCAGGATGGTTCATATCGGCGTTCAGGAAATACGCAATTCGCAGACAATAGCGGCAGAGCATTTACTAAATCCAGACCAGACCTATAGCGAACAACAGGTATCTAGCTTCGCCAACAAGTTTGCAGATGATAATAATTTTTCGCCAGAGCAGAGAACGCAATTATTGAATGAATCACGCGCGGATGCCGGACGACAAAACGGTGCATTAATGCAGACCAGGCAACAGAATTTGGAAACTTGGCATAATGGCGTTATTCAGGATTACAACGCACTTATTAAAAAGAATCCTGCTATTGCGTCCGACGCACTAATGTCTAAATATGTAATGAACGACAAGACCGATTTCACAGGATATTCAGCATCGGATATGCAAAAAAAAAGCGATTTTATTAACCAACTTTTTGATGATAGACAGAAGGCTATCAGTAAGGCGATGGAATATCTCAACCCTGAACAGCAAGGCGCAGTATATCTGGCGAAACTTTTGATTGAAGCCAGGACGGGCAATACGCAAAAAATAAGTATTCCCAGTTATGGCGATATTGACGCGAAGGGATATTACGAACATTTGCTTGAAAGCAAAGTTGCGGGCAGTAATATGACGTCTACGCAGATTATTGATTACACGAATGGCATAATAAAAGATTTCCCAGTATCAAGTGGTATTTTTGGTGCACAAATATCTACTGGCGGAGCCGAACAATTGAGAAGCGATGCTTTTAATCTTAATGCTCTCGCTAATATCGAAAAAACTCCCGGTGGATATGCGCTTATTAAACAGTTGCATAATATCGGGATTACGCAATCCGAAGCGGAGATGGAGTATATGCGCCGCTTAGAAGAAAAACAAAAGATGGCTGACGAACAGAAAAACATTAAAAAACTACCTGAAAATATTGGGAAATATAAGCGGGGTGAATTTTAATGGATTTAGAAAATCAGGAGATACCCAATACCGATAATTCTAATATACTCAATGGCATAGATGTTTCAGACTTAAAAGATTCATCTACACTTAAAAGCAATTATGATTTTGTTGCTTCGCAGAACCCGAATGATGTTGCTGATACGGTAAAACTTGCAAAGCAGTTTGATGAATCGCCTATTTTCATATCCGCTAATCTTAAAAAAGCGCGGGAAGCTGCTGCCGCGCCAGATTTCGATGCTATTTCTAAATTATTCCCCCATACTGCTAAATTTTTTTTAGACCAAGAGAAAATGGCACAAGCGTATGATGATTCTGCCAGTTTAATGAAACTTGAAGCCGCCGGACAGGTACATAATGCGATAATGGATGGGTCGCCAGTTGCCGCAAATAGTATGCTTACCGCTTTCGGCGGAGGTCTTGAACATTCGGTCATCGGTCTTATGTATGGCAGGCCAGATGTTGAATTGCCAGAAAATGCGCCCTTCCAGCAGAAATTAGCCTATACCGTGGGGAATCTTATACCCGATTTGCCTGTTATGACTGCTGGTAGTTTTTTGGCGGCTCCCGCTGGGCCTATTGCAGCCACAGCAGGAGCATTTGCATTACCCACAGCAATTCGGCAGACCATACTTGAACATTATAAAAACGGCGATATAAACGATACCGGCGAACTCATGCGCCGGATATTCGCCATTGGCAAGGAAACGGCCAAGAGTGCCGCTATTGGCGCAGCTACGGCAGGTGCTGGCATAGTGGCTCAAAAGGGCGTAGAAGCTGCCGCAGGCGTGGCAAGCGATGCTTTAGGAACAGGCGTAGAATATGCCGCCAAAGTAGGCGCAGTAAACACCGCCAAGACTGCTGGAGAACTTGCCGGAATGACGGCGGCGGGCGCAGCAGTTGAAGGCAAAGGCACATCTTGGGAAGATTTAGCCCTCAACTCCATAGTTATAGGCTTGATGCACGGCACAGGGTTATTGCGTGGAAAAGCGCAAGATATGCGGGCCGAGGCCATTAAAGCCGAAACCACGAAAGCCGCATATATGAAAATGGCGGAAGTGGTAGACCAGTCCCCGCTTAAAACGCGCAATCCTGAATTACTTGCAGATCATGTAGACAATGTTATGCTTCCCGCCATGATGCGAGTTGGAGATTGGGATACCTTTTTCCAAAGTCAGGGTTTAGACCCTGCCAAAATTGCCGCCAAATTCGGGCAGGATGTTAAAGATTCATACGACGCCGCCAAATCAACAGGAACAGGCGATGTAATCATTCCCGCCAGCGTGGTAACCAGCGAGAATATGAAGCCGTACATATCTGGTCTTTCCGATAATATCAGGACTGAACAAAACGGGATGTCGCTTAATGATTTCCAGAAGCAACAGGAAATTTTGAAAGCCGCAAAAACTCGATCTGATAAGTTGGTAAAAGACAACGCTGATATCAAACTGGCACGCGAACAGATTTTACAGGATGTAAACCAGAATATGTCCGGCGCAATGGAAAAATCTATCGGCGCAGGCGCAAAGGAAAGTACAGCAGATGTGGCGCAAATGTTTACCAATATTATAATTTCACAGGCAGACGCGCGAGGTTATAAAAGCCCGATGGTGTTTTACAACGAGATTAAGCGGAATAACCCGGATTTGTTTAGAGTTGGGGAAGCCGCCGCTTCTGTCCATAGTGAGATGTATGACTTGGCAAAAGACGCGCTTGGGGTTGAACGTGAAGCGATTAAACCATCTCCCGAAATTTTACAGGCAAAGAACGCGGTATTTGAAGATGTAAAAGGACGGCTTTTAGAAATAGGACGTGATGAATCTAACGCGGACGCGGAAGCTTCTTTGTGGGCTTCTCATGTGATAGCGGAAAGCCAGAGGCGTGGTATTGACCCAATGGAGCTTTATACCCAAAGCAAACTTAAACCACGCGCAGGAATTGCGCCGGAAGGAACAGAGTTGATGCAGGGTGGCGGAAAAGATTATGAGAAAACATATCCATCGGCAAGCGATATAGTGTCTGGGCTTAAAGTTAGAAAACATATACCAAACCAATCATCAATTGAAGCATCCATAAGCCACCCTGAATATCTTAATGGAGTGCGAGAAGTGCCGCTATCCATGTTTCCTGAACCACCCACAATCAATGAAAGAACAAAAGCACTTGCAGAAGCTATAAAAAAATCCGGCGAAATAAATCCTTTAATTGTTGGGGTGGATTCAAAAGGGCCTTATATTATAGAGGGCGCACATAGATATGATGCGCTTAAAATATTGGGGGTTAAATCCATTCCGGCTCAAGTAATTATTGATACCGAAAACCCCCTTTCCCAATCCCCCGCAGAATCATTCTATCAATCCGCATGGCATGGTTCGCCGCATGATTTTGATAAATTCTCATTGCATAAAATAGGCACTGGTGAGGGAGCGCAGGCTTATGGTTGGGGGCTTTATTTTGCTGGGGATAAAAATGTTGCGGAGTATTATAGGCAAAAACTTGTAGGAGCAAATTTCCCCCCGCCGCGCCCGGATATGTTTACCGTGGATGGAAAATCTTATGCGAAAGAAAATGGTAAATTTCTTTTTATTTTGGGGCTTCCCCCTGGCGACGGAAGTGAAATCACCAAGGCCGAATATTCTAAAGCCTTTAGGGCCGCCCAATCAGAATATGAAGCCAAATCAAAATCAGGCAAACTCTACGAAGTTGACATTCCCGAATCAGACAAATTGCTGGATTGGGATAAGCCGCTTTCGGAACAGAGCGAGTATGTTAAAGAAAAATTAAAAGATATTGAAAAAAATAATGCAAACTTTAGTATAGAACCGCGTGGCAAGAAATTTGCCGTAGTTATGGAGAACAATGAATATGGAACATATAACGAGGAAATACAAGCTAAGCGGAGGCTTGAATACTTAAATAAGGCATATAATGATGAAAATGGTTCATTGATATATTCAAGACTAACACACTCGCAACCTGAGAATAAATTAATTCCAAAATTAGCAGAATTTCAAACAACCGCAAATGGAGAGGAAGCGGCAAGCCGTTATTTAAACAGCATGGGCATACAGGGCCTTAAATATCTTGACGCAACCAGTCGCGGTAAAGGCGAAGGTTCTCGCAACTACGTTATCTTTGACGATAAGGCAGTTGATATAATCAACAAGCATTATCAGGGCGGAAGCAAAGAGCCTCGCGCTTCTTACACGAACGCGCCGGAAGGCAAGTTTATTTCAATGTTCAAAAATTCCGACGCGACAAGCCTGCTCCATGAAATGCAGCATTTCTGGCTAGACAATATCCATGAATATGTGCAATCTGGCAAAGCCGACGAAGCATACATGAAGGACTGGAATACGATTGAGGATTATCTAGGACATAAGACCGGAGAAAAATTTACCCGAGAGCAACAGGAGAAATGGGCTGAATCCTTTGAGCGTTACATCATGGACGGAAAGGCCCCTAAGCCCGAACTTGAGCCAGCCTTTGCCCGCATGAAAGATTGGTTTATCAAAATCTATGACGGCGCGAAGAAGAAACTAGGCATTGATAAAATACCGCCGGAAATACGCCAAGTGTTTGACCGCATGGTAGGCGGCAAACCTGATTTTGACAATTTCAAATATGTGCATTTGCCTGACCTTGACTGGCGTTTCGGCGCGACGCCAAAAGAAACTGGAAAGAAAATACGCGAGAGTTTCACCAGTGAAAAAAATCCGCAGATAGGGAGAGGCAATAACCTAGCTGACGAAATAACACGCGGGACAACGGAAGCCGAACGGCAGGGCATGTTCTGGTATGAGGGCGCAAAGGGCAATATAGACACGCTCAAACAATGGGCGAATGACGAAGGGCTTGAAAAGTACAAAGACCAGATAAATGCCGCAATCAATCTTTCTGATAAGGCCAAAGACCTGTTAAGTAAAGGCCGTCAGTATTATTACGAACAGGGGCAAGTCAGCAAAGATGTAGGCTCTATCCATAATATTATAGAAGATTATGGAAGCAACAGAATTTACAAGGAAAAAGAGGGCGGCATAAGCACGAAGACTGGCGCAAACCTTAAACAGACAACCGGACATGGGAAGGCGAGATTTTTTGAGAATCCGGCGGATGCGGCTAGGATTGGGGAACAGGTTGATGATGGGGTTATACGCGGAAATAAAGATTTTGCTACGACAGATTATGCCATAGCCTTGCGACTACACAATGAGGAAATGGCGCGGGTAAACACTTCGCGGGCATTGGCAGAGAATATGCGGGATGTGGGATTGGCGCAATGGCGCGTTCCTAGCCAAGTTCCCGATGGTTGGAAAGCCGTAGGTCGGTTATCAAAGCAAAGACCGTTTATAGACAAGGACGGCAACCCGCAGATAGTAACTTATCAACTCACTGCGCCGGAAGGCATAGCGGACGCACTAAAAGCCATATCAGACCCCGACTATGCAAAGTGGATTGACGGCGTTCGCGGTGTTCAGAAATATCAGGGTCTTGTGAAAACTTTTGACCTGTCACTTTCGCTATTTCATCATTTCACGTTTTTGATGACTGCGCTTTATTCCGGTGGCATACGGACTTTGCTTGAATTTCCGCACATGGAAGAAATGCTTAAATCCGATGACTTCCTAAAGCAAGAGGAAGATTTCCTGGGACATACCGGAATTACCGCAAACGTGGACGCGAATCAGGATTACTTGCGTGACCTGATGGGAAAGAATAAGGACTTTTTTGGAACACTTACTGAATTGCCCGTCGTAAAACAGGGCCTTGAAATCACAAATAAAAGCTCAAATTTCCTGTTTGGAAAAGCGCAACGATACTTAAAGGTTATGAACTACGCCGAGAATTGCTCCAAGTGGTTATCAGACAATCCAAATGCTACAGCAGATGAAATATTGGAAGCCAAGAACGGATTTGCCAAAGCCGAAAACGCTAAATACGGCGGTTTAAATTGGGAGGCAATGGGAATACAGAAATCCCACCTAAGCATAGCGCGGCTGATACTGCTTGCGCCAGATTACACGACGGCAAACGCTATGCTATTTGGATATGCTTTCAGCAAAGGCACGGCGGGAAATGTCGCTAGGAAGCAGATACTTACATCCATGTTGGCCGGAATGGTTTTAACCGAAGGCATAAACTATATGCTTACTGGGCATTACACGGATGAAAACGAAAAGGGGCATTTTCTTGAAATACAAATAGCCCCGGGCGTTTATATTTCCTTGCTTCGTGGCGGAGTGGGTGATATTGCAAAAGCGGCATCAATGATTATACAAAATGGCGCAATGGGGATACCACAATTTTTGCAAGGTAAAACTTCGCCATTCACTAGGACAGCAACGGGGCTTTTAAGTAATACTCAATACACTGGCGTTCCGATAACAAAACGCAATGATGATGCCATAAAGCAGACATATAAGGCATTGAAGTTTACTCTAGCTAACACCACGCCTGCGCCATTCTCTGCGACAAACGCATGGCAATATTTGCATAATGAAGATTTTACTGTGCCGGGAGCGATAGCCGTTGGAACAGGGCTTGGAAGATTTGCAAAATCAAGGGGTGCCGGTGAAGTTAGATAAGTTATGGAAATTCAAAGATTCATGCTGTAAACTATAAATGTGAATATAGGAGAATAACAATGTCACTTTCAGATTCAACCACAAAAGTAATTTACGCCGGAGATGCGAACGGTGGCACAAATACCGCAGGTCAAACTTTTGATATAACCTTTGCATTGCCGGATGATAGCACTGGAACGGACGTGGCTGTTTATGTTGTTGATGATTTGGGCGCAGTTACGCTTCTTACGGCAAACTATAGCGTTGATGTTACTGCGCTTCATGTGATATATCCTACGGTGGGCGCGGTCGCTCCTCTTTTAACTGGTGTTAATGCTGTGCCAGTTGGATGGGAATTGGTTATCGCAAGAGTTGAACCGCTTACGCAAACAGTGGCACTTACTAATCAGGGTGTATTTGACGCTACGGCTATTGAAGCCGAGTTTGACAAAATAACCATGATATGCCAGCAGTTGCAGGAGCAAATTAACCGTTGCTATAAGGCTCCAATAAATTTGCCATACAATATCACGGCTCCCGTTGTGCCTCCGACGACAACCATATTATCTTATGTCCAAGATACTCTTGCGAACTTGGTTA